GACTTCTTGGGGATACGAGGGGGACGCGACAAAATGCCAGCCATTTGAGTCTTGCTTTGAGTAGAACGTTTTGAGGTTGTTTCAGGCGAACGTTTGCGTTTACCATTGTTTGCTTTTCTAGCGGCACGTTCGGCGGCTCGTAAAATTTGACTTACACCGGAACGACTACTGGACATGGAGGCGGATGAAGACCGACGCACGCGAATCGTTCCAGAGCCAGTAGAATAACCCGAAGCAGTACTATTGCGGCGGACGCTGCCAGAACCAGAACTTGGGTAGTAGTTGTCGGAGGATTTACCATACATTTTTAAGAGAAAGAATGTTAAACGCGCTTTTAATGAAAAGACGCGTTTAATCACAACTGTCAAAAAATCATCACACATGTCAAATGACGCGACAGAATGTCAAACCACGAAACATCACAACTCTCAACTAGGTATAAAGCGGTGGGAATCCGCTTGGGAAATGGGAAGTCTCTGTAGTAAGTAATACTGACTTCCCAATTTCTTATTGTATAGGCTTATGTCCCAAGGAATTTATTGGTTATTAACAATCCCTCATGCCAATTTCACACCATACCTACCAACTGATGTCGCCTATGTCCGAGGCCAGCTCGAACGAGGAGACGACACCGGATATCTCCACTGGCAATTACTCGTCGTATACGCTCGGAAGTGTAGACTCGCCGCCGTTAAGAAGACGTTTGGCAGCGGAATTCACGCAGAGTTATCAAGATCAAACGCTGCCGATGCATACGTATGGAAAGATGATACCCGGGTCGATGGAACGCAGTTTGAGTTGGGACAACGGAAACTTAAACGCAACGATCCAACTGATTGGGCACTCGTACGTAGATCAGCTGTCGGAGGAAGGCTGGATGACATTCCGGACGACATATACGTTAGGTGTTACAACCAATTGCGACGTATCGAGTCAGACCATCTTGAACCTATTGGAATTGAACGTCGAGTGCAAGTGTATTGGGGTTCAACAGGTACAGGCAAGTCACGACGAGCCTGGAATGAAGCCGGTATGGATGCATATCCTAAAGATCCTCGTAGTAAGTTTTGGGACGGTTACAGAGGCCAAGCGCATGTCGTTATTGACGAATTTCGCGGAGGCATTGACATCTCTCATATATTACGATGGCTCGATCGTTATCCAGTCATTGTCGAGGTCAAAGGAGCGAGTACCGTCTTTTCTGCAACCGATGTTTGGATAACATCAAATCTTGACCCCCGTTTATGGTATCCGGAACTAGATGCGGAAACGGTGGGCGCGCTATTAAGAAGAATGAACATAGTGCATTTTGAAAACCCTTTTGAATAAACTAAGCAATTGAAACATCAATAGTGACTAAACCAACAACACAACCCCCGGGCCCAACCTACGAAAAGGCTCTAAGAACCTAAAAACTCCGTTTGGGGATGCTCCGCATGGGGGCGCACTTGGCCTAACGCAACTATTTAATCTTGCTTAGGGTGGGGTTTAACTAGGGTCATGTCGGACCTCGTGTTTTTGAGGGCTAGGGGTAGGGTAGGGCTTGGGGTTAAGGGCTTAGGGCAGGGTTTATTGGGGTTAAGGGATTAGATTCTTGGCGAACAAGGAAACTGTGTAACTGAAACGGCCAGGTTTAAACGAACAACCAATTAAGTAATTGTGTTCAAAGGCAACCTTGACTGGGAGTTCAGAAGCAGAATCTGTTAATCCCCCGATCATCTTTTCAAGACCATAGAATCGGTATTTGCCGATAGTCATCTTGGAATTCGTATCGGTATTCTTCCATAACTCTTTGGTGAGTTTAGGAAGGAGGAAAGTTTGGTGAACGGACAACACGGAAGTTTTAAGATCGCCAGGGTCGAATCGAACTTTACCGGCACGTTTGGCACCAACAAACAATTCACCGAACGGAGGCTCTTTAAGAGCATTGATGGACGAATCGTTTCGAGCGATAATGCCATATGTAATATCGCATATGAAAGGTTGCTCTCCAAACCCAGAAGCTTTGGTAAACTGAGCACCGTTACCGGAACCTTCATAACTTTTGCCGTTAAGGGGTACATTGTTGACATCATCTGCTTGATCATCAGTTGTAACATCTACTGTACGATTTTGCATCTTCAAGGAACTCTTGATGTCAAAGGTAACATGCGCATTGATAAGATTCTGACGAACTTTCGAATACGAAGCGATAGAGAACGGAATAAAGTTGATTTCATTTAAAATGAAATTGTCTGAGGTAAGAGTATCAAAGTTAGCGGCGAAAGCGTTAGCTACTCCTTCAATAGTACTAGGCGCGCTAATCGTGACACCATACGTTACAGGAGAAGAAGTCGCGTCTTCAGAGATACGATACGAAACACTGAACACATCGCCAATAACATAACCAAACGAAGTAACAAGACCATTAAGATCAGAAACAGGAGCATTATGGGTGACCATTAACTGTTTAATCAAGGCCATGAACATAAGTTGCTTCATTGGGGTTGCGACAGAAGTGGAATGCCCGATATACAAACTATCAACAGCGGAAAGAATCTTGCTACTTTCAATTGTCTTGTAAACACCCATCTTGACGATAGAATTACGGGCGGACTTCTTGGGGATACGAGGGGGACGCGACAAAATGCCAGCCATTTGAGTCTTGCTTTGAGTAGAACGTTTTGAGGTTGTTTCAGGCGAACGTTTGCGTTTACCATTGTTTGCTTTTCTAG